AGGTCGGCGGTGTTCGAGACCTGCATCTCGATCTCGTACTTCTCATTCGCCGTATCGACTTCGATGGCGAGAATGTCGAGAATCGCCCGGGCGTCAATGCGCCCGGGGCCAAAATCGATCACGCGGGCCGCACTGGCGACCGTGGCTGCCGCGGACGAGGCCACGAGGCCGGCATCCTTGAGCAGGTGCGCGTGATCGTACGTGAAATCCTTGCTATTGCGCATGTGTGACGACTCCGGTTAGGCCGCGATCGCGGCGTTCGAGATCCCGCGCAGACGCGCGACGGCGCGGCCATGCTCGACCGCCATGCCCATCAGCCACTCGACGCGCGTGCGCATCTTCGGCTCGGCGTCGAGTTCGCCAAGGTCGCGCACTTCCATCTCGCCGTTCTGGATGCCGTTGAGGAATCCATCGCCGAAGCGGCAGACGTAGATCGACGCGGCCGTGGAGCCGCCGCCGCCGCCCGCTTCCGTGAACGACAGCGGGTCCACGCCGTCATTGTCCGGGTAGGCCGCGAGCAACGGGATATCGTTGTACGTCGTGACCGTGCGGCCGAACTCGTCCTTCGACTGCATGATGTTGCCCGAGATCGTCTGGTTGCGCATGGCCGCGGTGAACCGCGCGCGCATCGGACGGGGAATCAGCAGGCCGTTCGCGCCCGGCACGGCTTCGATCGCTTCGTCGAGCTTCGCCAGCGAGAGCGGATCGCCACCAGACGACCCGCCGTTCTCGATCAGCTGCGCGCCCGTGACGCGCTTCTGCAGTCCGTCGAACTCGCGCGGGTTCGTCTCGCTGTCGCCCTTGATCATGCTGTACGTGATCGCGGCGGCGAGCGCCTTGATCTTCATGGCTTCGTGCGTCGCGCGCACGCCCATGCCGTGCATCTTGACGATGGCCGTGTCGACGTCGAGATCACCGCCGGCAATGCGGAGTGCTTCCGCCTGCGGGTTGATGATGCCCGTCGACTCGGGATAGGACTCGCCAATACCACGGAACGCGACGCCAGGCAGCGCGCCCTCGCGGTTGTAGGCGTAGGCGTTGCCCTGAATGCTCATAAAGCGCATCACGCGCAGCCACGCCGACAGTTCGGCGAACATTGCGATCACACCGGCGCGCTTCGTCTCGCCGTTGTTCAGCGCAATTTTGGCGGATTCCAGCAGGGTCATGCTCATAACGGACCTCGGGAAGAATGGGGTAAGGGGATGCCGAGGTCCTCGGCCCTACAGGGCGCGCATCGCGCGCGGGACGGTCGATCAGTCAGGCACGGTCGCGCGGGCCGCCTCGCAGCCCGCGCCGAACGCTCGCGCCAAATCGTGCTTACTTCGCGTTGGCCATCTGCAGCAGCGCGGCCGGGTTCGTGGCGAGCAGCTTCTCGGTGTCCGCACTCGACGGCGCGCCGTTGCCGCTGCCCTTGAACTCCACACCGCCTTTCTGTTTCGACTCGTAGAACTCGGAGTATTCCTTCGGGATGTCTTCCGCCAGATACTTCGCGAGATCGGTTGTCGGCTTGTCCTTGAGGACCAGCGTGCCGCTGTCGTTCAGGTCGAAGCGGTCGCCGATCAGCTTGTGCAGGTCGTTGACGCGCTTCGGATTCGCACCGGACGTGCCGATCATCGCCTTCAGCTTATCGTCGAACTTCAGCGTGCGGAGTTCTTTCTGCGCGGCTTCCAGTTTCTCGGCGATCGGCTTGGTCTCGGCTTCGATCTCTGCCCGTCGGGCGGCGATTTCTTCGTCGGTCAGACCACCCGCCTTGGCCTTCGCGTCCTTCAGCTGCTTCTCGAGATCGCGGACCTTCTCCTTGAACGTCCGGTTCTCTTCTTTCTGTCGCTCATGCGCGTTCTTGAGCTCCGGCACGTCTTCGATCTCGAAAACAAACTCGCCGTTCTCTTCGGCCGCACGCTCTTGGAGTTCCGCGGGAATCTCCTCGCGGGTTTTCCATTTCAGCTTGATTGCCATCGGCATCCTTGGTGAGGGTCTGCCTCACGATGCCCCACACGGTCCCCGGCACCAACGGGGCGACGGTGTAAAGGGGGGCCGTCATGGCCCCCCTTCGGATCTCACGCGACGGCGACGCCGTGCACCGCGAGCACAGCGGTCATTTCGTCGGGCGTGCGACCGTTCGGCACGAATGCCGAGTTGAGCCAGAGCGTGGTGTTCGGGTCGTCGTGCGTCCACTTGCCCGCTTTGCACGCGTCGGCGAGCTGCGCGGCGGTGACGGTGGCGTTCGGGGCGGGTTTCGCGGGCACGGCAGGCGCGGCGGGTTTGGTCTCGTCGAGCACCGGAGCGTCGGCATTCTCCGCCACTTTGGGCGCGTCGATTGTTTCGGTCGTGCTCGGGGTTTTGGTCATGGTGCTTTCTCAGGTTTGGGGTCGGTTGGGTCGAACGGGGCATTGCGGAACTTCACTTTCTTCAGCTGCGCATCGATCTCCATGTTCGCGCGGAACGTCGCGGTGACTTCGCAGATGTTCCCGGTGTGGATGGAGATGTCCAAACCGACGAGTCCAGCCCATGGCTTCCCGTCGAGTTCGACTTGTGCATAGAGCGGGCTCGCGCCCGCGACCACTTTGAGGTGGCGGAGTTCACGCCGCTCACGGTGTGGCGCCGGTACGTCGGACAGGTCGGGTTCGTCAGCCATACAGCCTCAGGCAGAGCGGGGAAGAATCAACCGGGTCGTTCCCGGCTGGACAGCGCGGCGAATCCCGCGCACTTCACGGCGGATCCACACGGTGCAGCGGCAGTTCGGATGCGCCGGCGGTGTCATCAGCGAGAGGAGCCCCACGCGAAACGGCTCGTCGAGCGCAACGCCGTCCGGATGGGCGACGGGTACCGCTGCGCAGATCGGACACAGCCGCTCATCGGCGGCGACGATCCAATAGCGGCGCACCTCGTCGTACGCGACCGCGCCTTGCGCGACCGCCGCGCGCCAGCCAAGCCCGCTCGCTTCGTTGGCCGCCTGCATGGCCGCCGTGCGTGCGAACGTCTCGGCGCGAAAGCGCACCAGTTTGCGACGGTACGCGTCGACCATCGTGTCGATCTGCGCAGGCGTGTAGGTGCCTTTCGCGAGGCGCAAGTCGTAGCGTCTGTCGCGCAGTTTGCGGCCTTCGCCATACGTGCCGTCTTCGTTCTTCGGCCCGAGCACGTCATCAACGCGCCCCTCTTCCAATGCCTTGCGAAAGCTGGCAATGATCCGCGCATCGTACGCCGTCAGTCCACCGCCGACACCCTGCTTGAGCGCGACCGCCACTTGCCGCGGATTGATGCCGCGCGCGAGCTCGGTCGCCATCGTTTCACGCAGTCCTTCCTGCACATCCTGCGCGACGCGGCGAAAGGCGGTGTCTTCCCACCGGCGCACCGCAGCGATCGTTTCGGGCGACGCGACCGGCGCGGCGATGATCAGGCCACGCGGCACAGGCACATCGGGGGTTGTGCTCTGCACCAGACGTAGCAGGCCCGATGCCCAGGTCGATCGCACTTGGGCAAGCGCGGTTACCGTGGCGGGTCTCTGCCATATCAAACGAACCGCAGCGGCAATGTCGCCACCTTCGAGCAGACGTATTACGGCCGCCAGTTCGTCGGGCGCCATGCGTTTGGCCAGCGTCAGGAATGCCGCCCGCAGCGACGGATCAATCCGGTCGGCGAGTTGCTGCAGGCGGAGTTGCGCGCGGTCGGCGGGGGTCACTGCGATGACACCTTGTCACGCACGGCATACGGGCCGCCCGGTCGCAACGCCTTCACCATGAACTGCCGATTCAGCTCACAGTTCACATACGTGATGCGCTCTTCGTGCGCGATGATATTCGGCGTCGCCATCAGCGGCGCGAAGTCGTAGCCGACGCGATACGCCCATGCCATCGTCGCGTGAAAGAGTTCGTGCGTCACGACGCGCATCGAGAGCTGGCTGCGATAGAGATTGACGATGGCGAAGCACCGCGAGCCGGGCGTGATCACGCGACCGCATGTGCCCTGCGTGCGCCACGTGACCGCATTCCCGCGCGCGAAACGACAGGTCGCCCGCACATGCGCGAGGAACGCGGCCTTCGTCGGCCAGACCTGCACGCGGACGTACAGGCGGCTGTTCGGCTCGGGGTAGAGGCGGCAGACCCATGGGGCGACGGCGGGGCGGGTCACGCGCCCTTCATCTCGCCGTTCGTGATGAAACCATGCCAGCCGCAACCACCGGTGCAGTTCACCGAAGGCGTCAGCGTGGGCTTCTCATCGTTCCCGTTGTGTTGCCAGCTCGCACCATTGGGCAACTTTCCCGGCGAAACCGGAACGCCACAGTAGCCCGAACCTTTCGGGCATACGTAGAGCAGGTAGCGAGAGGCCGGGCTGTAATCCGTCGCGGCGTGACTTCGCCAGCAGAACGTGCCGGGCGCAGCATCAGCCTCGGGCGGCTCATCGTTCGCGGTGCGCACCATCGGAATCGTCACGATGACGCCCCCGCGCGAGCCCTACAGCTCCGTCGCGCCCCGCCGGATCTGCCCGACCAACTCGCGCAGGAACGCACGCGTGAAACGCCGCGCATCGGCGGGTTCGATCCCTTCGGCGAGCAATCCCTTGTAAAACGCCGCAACCGGATGCGCGAGATCGCGCGCGAGGGCGCCCAGCGTATCGATCGCGTGTGTCCGCTGCACGTCCTCAGGACGACGGGTCGGCATTCCTGCATACTACGCCGCCTCGGGCAGCTTGTCACCTTCGCGCGCTTCGGGATCGATCGGCTGTCCGGCCAACTCCCGCGCGCGATCGGCCTCGGCCTGTCGGACCGCCTCGGCTTGCCCCACCAGCGCGAGCGCTTCCTTGTCGAGGTTCAGCTCTTCGGGCAGCTCGCCGTGCTTGAGCGCATACAGCAGGCTTTCGAGCGTCAACCCGCCACGCTCCCACGCGTCGAGCAGCACGCGCAGCAGCGCCGGATCGCGGCGGAGTCCGCGGAACGACGTCTGCACGTCGAAATACACGTCGCGCGGATCGTTGCCGAGCATCTCGTCGAGCACGGCGCCGAGCCGATTCAAGCTGTCGCGCAAACACACGGCGATCGACGCCAAGCTCGCGTCCTGCCCCTGCTGGTCGATCGACGCGGCGGTCGCGGTGCGCTGCGGACCCGACGTTTCGCCGGCGAGGAACGAGAGCGACATCGTCGCCGCGCGGCGCTCGATATCCTCAAGGTCGGCCCGTGTCGGTTCGAACGCGGTGCCTGGCGGGGCCGCAAACCCGAAGGTCCCGCCCATGGGCAGGTCGATGATCTCGTTCACGCTGGCGGTGACGGTCCCGTCGGCATTCGACTCTTCCTGATAGCCGGTGCGCACTGGCCACGGGAAACACGACTGCTTGAGGCTCCACCGCCGATCATTCAGCACGCGGTAGTGGCTGATCGTGAAGTCGGCGAGCTCGGTCAGTGGCGGCGCAGCCTTTCCGAACCCGGCTTCCGGCGCGACGCTGAACTCGACGGCGGGGATCTCGTCCGTCTCGATGTACGTCACCTCGCCGAACTTGACCGGGTTCCCGCGCTCATCTTTCCGCCAGACCGTGACCTCATGCCGCCCGCGCCGCAACCGGACGACTTCGAGCACCTGTTCGACCTTGCGGTTCCCGTATCTCCCGACCTTTTCCTTCACCACTTCGCGCAGCCGCAAATGGCCGAGCACCAGCTGCGCGCCGACGCGCACGAGCGTCGCTTCGAGGACATCCTTCGGCAGGTAGATGGACACATACGGGCGAAGCGCCAACTCGCGCTCTTGCTTCCGGTTCGGCCGCGCCCCAGCGCGTACAGGCGTCGACGCCATCGCCACGCAATACCCGCCGTTCAGCATGTGTTGCAGCACGCCGCGCGTCCACACGGCGAGCCCCGTCTGCCGCCCGTCGACGTCCTGCAGGATCGGGTCTAGCGAGGCGGGCGCGTCTTTGTGGCGGGTCGGCGGGTGCGCGATCAAGAGACCGCACGCGCCCCGGACTGCCGCGCCGTACAGGTTCACGAGCTCG